TGTCAAACTACCTAGAGAATGCACTTATTAATGCAACTCTACGAGCAACAACTTTTACCTCTCCTACAACAGTTTATGTTGGTCTCTATACAGCAGATCCAACCGATGCTGGATCAGGTACAGAGGTAAGCGGTGGATCGTATGCTCGCCAATCAGCTACATTTGGTGCGCCTAGTAATGGAGTATCAACTACGACTGCTGACATTACTTTCCCACAATGTACTTCTACTTGGGGAACAGTCAGCCACATTGGAATTTTAGATGCACTTACTACTGGAAACCTTTTGTATCACACAGCCCTAGATGCATCCAAGACCATAGAAACAGGTGATTTGTTTAAGATTGCATCAGGAAGCCTCACAGTAACATTGGCGTAATATGCCAGCAGATTACTGTGGCGCGTTCTCGATTGATAGTATCGATCAGTTTGGAACGCTAGAGCAAATACTTGTTTCGTTTGATGATCCAATATGGAACTCAGCTAACACTTGTATTCTGTATGGTGATGGATCGGTAACAGCCAACGCTAGTGCATCAGCCAATGGTATTAGAACAAGACAAGGTGCAGGTTCAGTAACAGCAGATGGCACAGTATCAGCAAGCGCAGTAAGAACAAGAACCTCATCAGGCTCTATAACAGCCGATTGCACAGTAACTGCTAATGGTTTTGCAATCCGTAGTGGATCAGGCTCAGTCGTAGCACAAGGAACAGTAAGTGCAGAATCAATCAGAATTAGAACAAGCTCTGGATCTGTTAGCTGTGTGGCAACGATCCTCGCTAATGGATCTGGAATATTTAGTGGATCAGGTGCTGTCAGCGCAACAGGTACAGTATCGGCAGTCGCTATTAGGACTAGAACAGGCTCTGGCTCTGTTTCAGCCACAGGCACAGCAGTCGCAGAAGGAATCAGAGAAAGACTAGGAACAGGCAGTATCTCAGCAACAGCTACAGTTAGTTGTGTAGGTGGTGTAGAGTTTGAAGGTACAGGTTCAATAGAGTGTTTTGCGACAGTTACAGCAAGCCCTGTAGCCATTTATGGCGCAGTAGCAACAGTCAACGGAATAACCCTAGTTAATTGCTTTGGCAGAGTCTTAGGCGATAACTGGACAGACGAAACAGCAGGAACAGAGGCTTGGACAGGTGTATCACCTAGTGCGACAGTATGGACTGTTGCATCGGCAGGCTCAGAGACTTGGACAGGAACAACACCAACAGTAACAACTTGGTCAAATATATCTAGCGGAAACTCACAATGGCAATAAGTAGAATAACTTTCGGGGAGTGGACTCCAGATCAGCCAGGTCTATCCAATGGCTTACAAAGGGCAGAAAATGTCTTTTCTAAAGCTGTGGGTTATGGTGCTATCAATGCAGCAGAGGACTATTCGGCAGCAGCATCCGAGAACCTAAACAATGTTGTCGCTGCTAGAACAACAGCAGGTGCAACCACAGTATTTGCTGGTGGTGCTACAAAGTTATTTAAATTAGACACTACAGACCTATCATTAGATTCTGTAGTTAAGGCAAGCAGAACGATTACTAATGTTGTCAGAACAACGAATATTGTTACTATTACCACATCGGCTGCTCATGGATACTCTGTGGGTGATGCGCTAACAGTAACAGCAACTTCTTCAACAGGTGTTAATGGTGCAACTATTGTTGAAACAGTACCAACAACTACGACATTTACCTATACCAAAGCAGGCACAGACATTGTTACTACTGCAGATACAGGTACAGTAACCTTTTTATATACAACTCCTACCAATCAGCGTTGGAGATTCACACAATTTGGTAATGTGTTGATCGCAGCGAATGGCGGTAACAGGCTACAGGGATACAATGTAAACTCAAGTTCTACATTCCAAGACCTAGCCTCCGATGCTCCTCAATCTAGGTATGTAACAGTAGTGCGCGATTTTGTAGTGTCAGGCTATGTAAATAGCTCTACTGTATATCCAAACAGAGTGCAATGGTCAGCGTTAGGAGACGAATCCTCTTGGGCTAATTCTGCAACCACACAGGCAGACTTCCAAGATATTCCCGATGGTGGCTCTGTAGTCGGTCTTACAGGTGGCGAGTTTGGTCTAGTATTTATGGATCGTTCTATCCATCGTATGTCGTATATCGGTAGTCCTTTGGTGTTTCAGTTTGACAATATCAGCAGAAACCAAGGGTGCTACGAGGCAAACTCCATTATTCAGTATGGTGGCACATCGTTCTTCTTATCAGACGATGGTTTCTATGCCTGTGATGGACAGCAGATTATTCCGATTGGGAACGAAAAGGTTAATCGGTATTTTTGGTCAGATGTAGATGATGGTGCAATAAACCTAATGTCGGCTGCGGTAGATCCATTTAGAAAACTTGTTATTTGGGCGTATGCCTCTCAGTCATCTGCAACTGTAGATAAATTACTTATCTACAATTATCAGACAAACAAGTGGACAAGCGGTACGACAGATGCAAGCCGAGTAGCTTCTTCTTCTACACCATCCTTTACATTAGATGGTATGGATGTATTTGGCAACCTAGAACAGATTTTGTCTAGTTTTGATGACAGAGTATGGTTAGGTGGAAAAATGCAGTTTGCCGGTGTAAGAAATACCAAGATTGTTACTTTCTCAGGTGCAAACAATACAGCCTACATTGAGACAGGCGATATTGAAATGCCAGGCACAACTTCTGCTATTACTCTAGCTAAACCGATTGTAGATAATGGCTCTGGTAGCGTTGCATTGTTCTCTCGTAGGCTTTTAAGCGAACAAGTCATATTTGGTTCACAGACAGCAGCAGATGCTGAAAATAGAGTATCTTTGCGTGGTGTTGGAAGGTATCATCGTCTACAATTAACTCCTACAGGTCAATGGACTAATACAGTAGGGATTGATGTAGAAATGAACCCGTTAGGAACTAGATAATGTTTCGAGTGTTGCCTCCGTTTGGAGCAGATCAGCGCGGTGTTGCCGAAGTAGTCAATGGGATTATGAACGGCAAGACCAACAATACAGGGTCGGTAACTCTAGCAACAGGTGGAGCTTCAACAACAACGATTACAGATGCTCGTATTGGTGTAGATTCTGTCATCTTGTTAATGGCTACAGACGATGTATCAGCTACAGCGTATTACCCCTATCTAGCGGTACAAGACGATACAGACCAAGCAGCAACGACAACGACAGCAGTAAACATTATGTCGTTTAGCACTACAGACTATAACCTTGGTGCAAGCCTTGTAGACAGCACAAAGTTAAAAGTAGACTACGCAGGACTCTACAATATTCAGTTCTCAGTACAGTTAATTAACACGACTAACGATGTTCAAGAGGTCAGCATTTGGTTTAGAAAGAATGGATCGGATGTTGCTGATAGCAATAGTGAATTTGGCGTTCCACAGAGAAAATCTACTGGAACTCCTAGTCGAGTAATTGCAGCACTTAATTATTTTATTGCATTGCAAAAAGATGACTATGTAGAGTTGTATTGGAGACCAACCGACATTGGTGTAAGCATTGAGCATTTTGCAACACAAAGCACACCAACTAGACCGGCAACACCAAGCATTATAGCCACAATGAGTTATCTTTCATCGAATGGCTATACCAGTAATCTTTTTACAATGCCTTATATATCGGCAGTAACCAACGGAAGTGCCACTATTAGCCATCCAGTTAATACAGTATCAGGCATGACTTATAAATACATCATCGTAGGATAAAGGATAAATTATGGCATTACCATTTCAATTTAATTTGCGAGATCCAAATCAAATTGTCATTCCTAAGAATTTTCAGGGTGATATTGGTTACTTTAGTTCACCAGAATATCAGGCGTTTCAAAGTTCTAGCATGACAGAAGATGGTATGCCTAGACAGGAAACAGCAGATTTGGCGTATAGATCTCCTTTTTTTGGTGCTGGATTATCAACTTCCCGTGGGCAAAGACAAGATATGGCATATCAAGATTATTTAAATCGCATACAAGGAGCTCCCGTAGTAAATCCAGGTGATCCAGTTACAGGAGAGTTTATTCCGCAAAGAGCACCAAATAATATTGCGTATGAAGATCCTGAATTTTATAGAAGGGCTGCTGAACAAGTCAGAAGCGTAAGCAATATATATTCTAATCCTATTAATTTTCTTTCAAGTTCACCAATAACACCTGGAACTCCAGATGCAAAAGCATCACAAATTGATGCTGGTATCAGACCATTTTTAGAAGAAGGTTTAAAACAGGCTCAAGAAATATTCTTACGCCAACAGCCACAGATGTTCCCTGGACAGATGTATGTAAATCCATCTGAGCAAACTTTAGCTGCGTTACAACAACAAGAAAATTTAGCTAATATGCCAAGCCCATTTTTAGGTGCTGCTCAAGGTGCTTATATGCAGTCTTTGGGTGGTCTAAGTGGTACGGCAGCAGGACAATATCTAAACGCTAATCCATATCAACAACAGATGATGCAAGCAGCTACGCGCCCATTGCAACAAGCGTTTAGTGAGCAAGTATTGCCAGGCATTTCTAGTCTGTATTCCAAGTCTGGTCGATTGGGATCAGGATCTATGGAAAGAGCATTAGGAACAGTATCCGAGCAATTTGGTCGTTCCTTAGGGGATATTACTTCTAATATTGCAGGGCAACAATACCAACAAGAACGAGGCTTACAACAACAGGCAGCATTGCAATTGGCAAACATTGCTCAAGCTGCACCACAAATTTATGGTCAACAGTTCCTGCCATCGCAGACATTAGCTCAAATTGGCGCACAAAGAGAAGCAATTGCTGCACAACCTCTACAAGAGCAGATGACTCGATATGCTTATCAACAGCGTTTACCTTACGAACAATTATCAGGTTTTCTGTCATCTGTTTACGGATCACCTCTTGGATCGTTTGGAACTCCTGCTCCACAACCACAATATTCACCAAATAGAACTGTTGGTGCATTAGGAGGTGCTTTGGCAGGAGGTTTAGGAGGATATGCGTTAGGACAAGCTATTCCATCTGTCGGTGGTTTCTTAGGCGGTTATGGCGCACCTGCTATCGGTGCTATCGGTGGCGGTCTATTAGGTCGTGAATATTTTTAATTGCTAGTTAGGCGATATAGCCCAAAACAAATACAGTCTGAATGGTCTGTAATTGAGGGTTATATTGCCGATGCACTTATCAAAAGTGAGTGCGATGAATACGATGTAGAAGATGTAAAAAGTTTTTTAATCAATGAGCATTTGCACTTATTTGTAGGTGTAGAACAAGATAAAATACAAGGTGTCATAGTTATATCTTTTGTTCAGTATCCTAAACAAAAAGTAGCTTTTATATGTGCCTATGGTGGTAAATTTGTAACCAACCAAGAGGCATACGAGCAATTGTGTTTATTATTTAAAGCATTTGGAGCAACAAAAGTACAAGGCTATGTTAGAGACTCTGTTGCAAGACTAACAAAACGACTTGGGTTTGTAGAAAAACAAATATTGGTGGAACATATACTATGAGATTTAACAACAGAGCCTGTGCCTTAATGGACATTCCTGACCTACCACAAGGTGCTTTTGAGCATTGTGGAAATGGCAAGATCAAGCCTCAAGGCGGTGGTGGTGGAAATCCTGTTTCAGTTATTACAGATCCTATATCTGATGTTTTAGGAACATCTGGCGATGGCGGTGGAATCTTAGGTGTTGTAGAGGATGTTGGTCAGGCTGTTGGCGATGTAGGAGCTTCTTTTGAGAAAGAAGTAATTGATCCTTTAGGTGGTTATAAAGTTGTTGCTCCTATTGCAGCAGCAGTAGCAGCGCCTTATTTATTGCCAGAACTTGCAGCATTAGCAGCACCAGAGGCAGCATTTGCCGGTGCAACAGAAACAGGATTGGCAACTCTTGCTGGAGAAGGTGCTTTAGCAGACACCATTGGTGCTACATTATTATCTAATGCAGCAACAGAAGCAGCATTAGCAGAAGCAATTGGACAAGCACTACCATACACAGAAGCGTTTGATGCTGTAAATCTTGCTAACCAAGGTTTAGGTGCAGAGCAAATTGCACAAAACCTAACTGTTTCTGGTCTCGATTCGTTCTTAGCAGAAGATATGGCTAGATTAGCAACACAAGGTTTATCTCCAGAACAGATTGCTCAAACATTATCGTATTCTTATACTCCAGCAGAACTAGCTGGCACAGGCATAGAGTCTAAAGCATTGGGTTTACCATCAAAAGGTTTAACAGCAGGACAGGCTCTACAAGGTTTAAGAATGGCTAGTGGTTTACTAGGTCAAAGACAACAAATGCCACAAATGCAACAGCCTCAATTACAAATAGCACAAACAAGACCATCTGGCGCAGTAGATTACTCAGGCTTATTAAATCTACTTAACCCAAGAGTGGCAGCAAGAAATCCAAATTCTTTATTAGGATAAATTATGGCAATCGATCTATCAGCTTTATTCGGTCAACAACCAGACTATTCTCAGTTTATTAGTCCTGCCGAAACACAAAGGATGAAATCTAATGCGGGTCAGCAAGCATTATTAAACTCTGCTATTGCTTTACTAGCTCAGTCAGGAACACAGCGTTATCCTGTAAGCACAGGACAAGCTCTTGCCGGTGCTTTAGGCGCAGGCATGGAAGGCTATAACCAATCGTTTGATCGCAGTCTCAAACAGATGGTAACTGGCATACAGTTGGCTGAATACAAGAAAAAACAACAAGCCCAAGAACAATACCAAAAAATGCTAAAAGGTGCAGAAGTTCCACAAGCTATTCCAATGGCTACAGGTCAAGGATCTCAGTTAGAAATGCTATCTCGCCCTGAGTTTGGTGGAGATATGGCTGTACCTGAAACTGTTGCAGCATTACGAGGAAACCTACCAACCACTATAGATCCAGTAAAAGCTAATGCAGCAGCATTGCAATTCTTAGCAGCTACAGATCCTGGCAAGTATGCAGAACTTACTGCAAAACAAGATAATTTGCCTGCTGATATTAAGTCGGCAATAGCATATAACCAATTGCCACCAGATCAAAAAGCAGCGTTTGATAGAATCAAAACACTATCCGCACCAAAGACAGTAGTTGATCTTGGTCAAAAGAACCTAGCAGAGATTGATAAAGGTGTAGTAGAAAACCTTACAAACCAAGCTGTATCAGCAAGACAGTTTGCTACATCTGCAACACAGATTAATGAACTGTTAAAAGGTAAAGGTGGTGGTAAGATAGTTCAATTAACAGCCGATACTGCAAAAACTTTAGGATTAAATACAGATACAGTAACAGCAAACGATTTGGCTAAATCTTTAGTTGTCCAAACTGCTGTTAAAGTTAGACCTCCTGGCTCTGGCGCAACATCTAATATAGAATTTGAAGCCTATATTAATGCAGTTCCAAGCCTTGCTAACTCAGAGTCTGGTCGAGCATTGATGGCTGATGCTAATAATAGGTTTGCTGAAAGAGCAGAGAAAATTGCTGATTTTTCTAGAAATTTGTACAAAAAGAACGAGTTTAATCTTACAGCAGTTCAAGAATACGATGCAAAACTTGGCGCAGTATTGCCTAAAGACTTTTACGAAAAAGTTAATAAAGTTCCAAAATCAAAAGATTTAGGTATCCCATCTGCAAGAGGTGTTAAATTTTTAGGATTTGAATAATGCCAATAGCTCGATATGAAATGCCTGATGGCAGAATAGGTCGATTTGAAGTTCCAGAAGGAACTACACCAGAACAGGCTCAAAAGTTAATTGCTGAGTCTTTGGGTGGACAAGACCAAAATCAATTAGGTAGAGATATTGGTCGGCAATTAGGTCTTACTGCTAGGGCTGCTACTACAGGTGCAGCAGGACTTCCTGTATTAGCTGGTGATGCTCTTAATACACTCATTAACCTTATTACAGGTGGTGTAGGCAAAGTAACAGGAACAGAAATTCCTAGATTGCAGATGCCTAGCCAAGTTCTACAAAGAGGCATGACACAAGTCGGAT